ATCAATTCGGCGGAGAAGAAAACTTTAGAGGACCGGGCACATTTCCGGGAATGGAACAGGGAAATACACCTGAAATTAACTTTATGACTCCTGAAGGAATAGACTACGCTAAGTTTTTGGAGTACCTAAGGTCACAGGGTGTTTCTGACATATCAGAGATTATGGGTGGTGGTACTCCCGGAGAAAACGACTTAGTTATTGACGGACCAGACAGAGACAGTCCTTTAGCTCAAATTTATGCTTCTATCATAGGACGTGCGGAAGGTGTAGACCCAGCTGTATTAACGGACGAGCAAATGCGCGTGTTAAATAACAGCGGCATTGGAGCAATCGCCGAACAGATAGACGCCGCTGGTGGATATGATGAGTGGTTAGCCCAACAAGATTTAGAAGGACCTCCTGAAGAGTTACCAACAGAACTAGAAGAAGTAGTAAGCGACATCGACGAAGACACCACACTTGAAGATGAAATAGGTGTAGATCCTGACATGCCTATTGACATTCCACTTCCTACATTACCTCCACGAGAAAGCGAAGGTGACGGCGAAGGTGACGGCGAAGGTGACGGCGAAGGTGACGGCGAAGGTGGTACAGGTCAAGAGACTACTGGTGAGCTTCCTGACTACAGTGACATTGGTGATCCTGACTACGGATATCCTGATGGGCTTCCCCGTCAAGGCAGTGGTGGAACTATAGATGACTATAGAATAAATGAACCCGGTCTTACTGTTGGTATTGGTATTCCCTCTATAAGCAGTGGAGGAGACGGTGGTGGCGGTGGTGGCGGCGGTGGAGGCATGTTAAGAACAGCTTCTAAGTTTACTCCATACATGGGCGGCATTAACTACCAACTACCTCAAGATCAGATGATCCTGTACAGACCCCCAACAGCTAATGAAATATTAACAGACTTTACAAATGGCCTAGTTAGGCAACGAGGAATGCTTGTATGACGTACCTTAATATTGTTAACAATGTGTTACGTCGTTTAAGAGAAGAAGAAGTAACCACTGTTACAGAAAACACTTACTCAACTATGGTAGGTGACTTTGTTAACGACGCAAAGACATTAGTAGAAGAATCAGCTGATTGGTCTGCGCTGCGTACAACTGTTATTATTACTACGGTAGTTGATAATAATCAATACTCGTTAACTGATTGTGGCGATAACGTAAAGGTAATGTCTGCACTTAATGACAGTCAAAATTGTTACTTATCTTATCAAACAAAGGATTGGTTTAACAAGCAACTATACCTTAATACTATTGTTGAAGGCGCTCCTACATACTATACCTTTGACGGTTTAGACTCTAATGGAGATACTCAGGTACTTGTTAGTCCTCGTCCAATAGAAGCACAAACTCTCAGGTTTGATGTTATTAAAAGACAAGCAGAGTTAACTTCTGATTCTACTAATTTACTTATACCTGAAAAACCTGTAATACATTTATCACTAGCTTTGTTGGCTCGTGAGCGTGGTGAGACAGGTGGTACTTCTACTGCTGAATACTTCAACATTGCTAATAAGTACCTATCAGATGCTATTGCTATTGACGCTGCAAAGCACCCAGAAGAGATGATCTTTAGGACTATCTAATATGGCACAAGAACTACGTAGTATTAATCTTGTAGCACCAGCCTTCAAAGGTATCAACACCGAAGACTCTCCTATTGCTCAAGACCCTTCATTTGCAGAAGTAGCAGACAACGCAGTTATTGATAAGCGTGGTCGTATTGCTGCACGTAAGGGTTATGAAGTTATCACTACTGACAAAACAGAACTGGGCAGTGCTAGTATACGTTCTATAGGTGAGTTCAGAGACAGTGGCGGTCCTACTAATGACGTTATATTTTCTGTAGGTAACAACAAAATACTTAGCGGTACTACTACGCTTGTTGACGAAACACCCGCTAGTTATACTATTACTGCTGACAACTGGAAGATGGTCAACTTTAATGACTACATGTATTTCTTTCAACGCGGTTACAAGCCACTAGTTTACAGTACGGCTATAGGCAATGTTGTTGAGATGGATGACGCTGCTGTTCCGTTCAATGCTGGTGTAACTTCTGCAATGTACGGTAATGAAGTTCTTGCTGCTTATGGTCGTCTCTGGACCGCTGACTTTGATAACGACAAGTCTACTATTTACTGGTCTGATTTGTTAATTGGACATGATTGGTCAGGTGGTACTAGTGGCAGTATCAATATCTCAAAAGTCTGGCCTGACGGTTATGACGAGATTGTAGCCCTAGCTGCTCATAACAACGCACTGATTATCTTTGGTAGACACAGTATTGTTGTCTATGGTGGTGCTGACGCTCCTGCTACTATGGCTTTGTCAGACACTGTATCAGGCGTAGGTTGTGTTGATCGTGACACGGTACAGTACACTGGTACTGACGTTATCTTTTTGTCACACACGGGACTGCGTAGCTTTGGTAGAACAATACAAGAAAAGTCAATGCCTATTAGTTCTTTGTCTAAAACAATTACAAAAGACATTATTAACTTAATACAAAATGAAACAGAGTTTTTTAGATCTGTATACAGCCCAGAAGAAAACTTTTACTTATTGACATTTGTAGAACAACAACTAACTTTTTGTTTTGACGTTAGAGGAACATTAGAGGACGGTTCCTACAGAGTAACACGCTGGCCTAGCTCTGTTTTTACAGCGTATAACAGATTAAACAACGGTACTCTTTATATAGGATCTTCCAACGGTATTAGCGAATACAAAACTTATTCAGACAATGGTAGTTCGTATCGTTTCAGATACTACAGCCCTAGTTTAACCTTTGGAGATGTTGCACGTCTTAAATTTCTTAAGAAGCTAAAGCCTACTATTTTTGGAGCAAACAGTTCTACAATATTTATGAAGTTTGCTTACGACTTTGCTACTGATTTTAGAACAACAGAGTTTTTAACAGGTAACCAGATTCCGGCTTACTTTGGTATTAATGAGTTTGGAGCTAACTCTATTCCTTTGTCAGAATATACAATAGGACAGTTAACTAGTCAACGTAGTCTTAACGCAACAGGTAACGGAACAACAATAGTTATTGGATTAGAAGCTGATATTAACGGTCACGTTTTATCACTACAAGAAATTAATGTATTAGCCTTGCTGGGCAAGACAGTTTAACGGAGAAATATAATGGGATGGTTTGAGGATTTAACTGGAATATCTACGGAAGATGCTGCTCAAGCTGGTTTAGGTGCTGCAGGAGCTTACCTAGCCTACGAAGGTTATAAAGACCTTGGAAACATTGGTGAGCGAGCCTACGGAGAGCTTGCTGGTTTTACTGATCCTGATACAGGAGAGTTTACTCCCGGTTTAGCCCAACAGCTAACAGGCATGACAGAGTTTCGCCCGTTTGGTGTTACTACTGCTACTGGTAGTCAGTTTGGTATGCAAGTTGATCCTACTACAGGACAGCTAACGTCTACCATGACACTTTCTCCTGAAGAACAAGCACGTCAACAGCGGTTGTTTACTGCTTCTGATGAGTTCTTAGGACAAGCTACAGGCATGTCAGTACCTGAGCGTGAACAGGCTGTGTTTGAACGTATGCAAACTGCTATGTCTCCTGCTCAGGAACGTGAACGTCTTGCGTTAGAACAACGTCTAGCTGCACAGGGTCGCCTAGGTGTAACTACTGGCATGTTTGGTGGAACTCCTGAAGCGTTGACACTAGCTAAGGCGCAGGAAGAAGCACGTAATCAAGCTATGCTAAGTGCTATGCAGTTTGCTGGACAAGAGCAAAACCGTCTAGCAGGACTAGGTACAGGTATGATGCAAGCAGGCTACGTACCACAACAGCAGTTGCTACAAGGTATCACGCCCGGAATGACAGCGGCAGAGCAAGCACGACAGCAACAAAACATTCAGGCTCAGACGTTTGGTGAGACTTACGCTACAGGTCTTGAGGCGTTACTACAGGCAGGTCTTGGACAGGCTAATATTGCTGGTGGGTTTGGAACTCAGTTAGCGTCAACAGCTCTTGGCGGTCTATTCAGATAAGGAGAAACACAATGGCTACGTTTTCACAACAGTTCCTAGCTAATCTAGGACGACCTGCCATGACACAGGGTATGTTTGACCTTGGCGCTGCTATTGGTGGTATTCCTGCTCAGGCTAGAGCAAAGCAGGTAGAAGAAGAACGTAAAAAAGCTTTTGCTGCCGCTACTCCTTTGGAGCGTTATAATATTGCTATTGCTCAGGCAGTCAAGGCTAATGATCTGGACGCTGCTGCTAACCTTACAGCAAAGCGAGACAAGTTTGTAGCCGACCAGCAAGTAACAACGGATGCTAATATATCTCGTATTGTTGCTTCTCAGATGATATCTTCTGGAGCTTCTGAAGTGCCTGAGTCAATTAATTATGGTGGTCAACAAGTAACAATACCTTCTAGACTTAAAAGTTCTATTCTTGAAGAAGCTAACGAACTACAAACATCTATAGATGCTCGTGAAACTGCTATTAAGTCTGCAACATTAACAGATGATTATGCTGATTACATTGCTAACAATCCTCAACTTCTTGAACGCAACCCAATGTTAGCTAAGACATTGAAAAAAGTTACTGATCCTGCTTCTGGTGTTTTGAGGACTGAAAGAATTAACGGTGTTAAAGCCTTAATCAAAGCGGTAGACGATGATCGTGCTGCTCGTCGAGAAGCTAGGTACGGTGACGCTGCTAATGAGGTGCGTGTGCAGCAGTTAGTTGACCAAATAGAAGCTCGTGGCAGTAAAACATGGGTTTGGCAAGGTAATGACATGGCTGACGCATTGGGTGATATGAGCGACTCAGAGAGAAACACGTTCTTAAAGCAAGCCGCTTTAGCAATTAAACAAAATCCTGATGCTACTGATTCAGAAATTATTGATTATGGAATGTCAGGAATGAGAAAGATGATTCCCGGTCAAGAGCAATCAGAAGATATAACAGAAAATGAAGAAAGACTGGCGGACCAAAGAGAAGCAAACATTAAACAAGTAATGGCAGTGCGTGATGTCAGTAGAGAAGAAGCTATTAGAATAATAAATGAAATAAGAGCGGAAGCAAATCGACGTAATCGTCTGAACTCTTTTAATTAGAGGTTTTCATGGCAAAAGCTAAAACTAAAACTGACGAGTCAGAAGAAAACGTAAACTTTAAAAATCCTAAAGAGTCTATTCCTCGTCTTGCTCGTGAGGCAATAGATGCTGGAGCGACTATTAAAGAAGTAGCTTCTGTATTAAAAATAAAAGAAGAAGATGCTGCTAAACTAATAAACGTCACCCCTCAAGACGCTAGACAAATAGATTTTTTTGTCAAGCCCGGTGACGAGTTTGATACGGACTTTGATAAAACTCCTAGCATGTTTAAGCAATTAGCTGACAGAGTTAGTTATGCTATAGAGTCTAGAGAACTCCCTACTACTGATAAACCTGATGTTACATTAACGGACTTGATGGCACAATCACGACCATCAATGCCTTCTGTTAGTGTCCCTACTGCTGATCCTTCTTCTGCTGTACTTGAACCTATTCGCAGAGAAATAAGTCCTATGGGTACTTATGGCATGACTCGTGAAGAGTTTGAAGAAGCCAGAGGTCCACGTATAGGCGATGTTAAGCGTTCTGATATAGGAGGTGTACTTAAAGATTTAGACTTAGAGCTTCCAGCCTCTTTAGTTAAAAGTATTGAAGACTACGATTATGAAGAAAGACTGGCTGAATACAGAAAACAATCTAATCAACCAGTAGAGATTATACCCTCTGATTTTCCAGATGACCTGAAGGCTTCTATACAAGCTCAACTTGATGAAGAAGAAAAGCTATCTCGTGGTTTTGCTCGTGAAGTAGCTGGTGGTTTTACTTTACAAGCAGCAGATGAGCTTGAAGCGTTGGTAGCATCTAAAGAAAAAGGTACGTCATACGCTGTTGAAAAAGACCGTATAGATAAAGAAAGAGAAGAATTTAGATACCTCAATCCCGGTGCTGGGGCTTTAGCAGAAGGTTTAGGTATTGTACCCAGCGGTGTTATGACAGCAGGGGCTTTAGGCAGAGCAGGTATTGTAAGACTTCCTGAACAAGGAGCTATTGAAGGGTTTGCATACGGAGTAGGATCAGGTAAAACTCCTGAAGAGCGTGGCTTGTACGGTATTACTGGTCTTGGGGCTGGTTATGCAGGCGGTAAAATAATAGAGTCTGTTTTTAATCCTTCTTTTATTACA